TATTATGGGTACGAAGACGAATCGCCCATTATCACGGTTCTTCGGGAAGTTTAACGTGTTTAAAGTGGAGTGTCGTAATATGAGTATATGTTTACTATTACATGCGAATCCGTATACAATTCTCCCCGCATGACCCCGAAGTATAACGGGCAGCGGCGTCGACACCCAAATAAAACCGTACCACTCCCCGTCCTTAGCGAATCGAATAAGAGAATTAAATGTCTTCAGAAACAAGTTAACGAGGCGAAACAGGTGAATGAACGGTTGAAAAGGTTGGCCGTGTGGAATCTGCGGTCTACAAAATCAGCTCTTAAGGATGTTGAAGAGATGCTCACGCTCCTGGAAGAACTATACGGCGATGAGGCTACCGAATAAATCATACACGTTTTGCTAATCATTTTTAAACAGCATTGGTACTGTGCATTTTAAAAATGATGTCGAATAATTATTTTAAGCTACAACTAAATGCTTAGTTGGAGAACGCGAGACCACCCATACCCGACTGGATGCGGAGGACGTTGTAGTTGACCGCGAACATGTTAAGGTTGGTCGCGACGGCGCCAGCCTTGGTCTTGATGGCAACCTGCGCGTTGTCGATGCGGGAGAAGTTGCAGGTACCGGTGGGCTGGTGCTCCTCGGGCTTAAGCGCGAAGGAGTAGGAGTACACACCGGGGAGGGGCGAGCCAGTGTGGTGGTTGTAGGCCTGGACCTGGTTGAAGTACTTGCCGGTCTGCTCCTTGAAGCGATCCTGGCCGTTAAGCACGAGCTTGAAAGTGTCGACGGGGCCGGCGAGCTCCTCGGTCCAAGCAACACCCTCGGAAGACGCCTTGAGGAGGGGAGCACCGGTGAAGGCAGTCGCGATGAAGCAGTTACCAGACTCACCACCAACGCACACGTTGGACGCGAGCACCGCGGCGGAGGACGAGGTGAAGTTCCACAGGTTGGCACGCTCGACCGAACCCTGGTCGGCGCACCACACGAGCTCCTTAACGGGGTGGTTGTAGGAGAGGCGGATCTGCTTGGTCTGACCGGCGACGGCCATGGCATCGGTACCGGTGTGCTGCACCTGCTCGATCAGGTACTCGTGACCCTTCTGAGCGAAACGGCGACGCTCCTCAGTGTCGAGGTAGATGTAGTTGGCCCACACCTTGAAGGTGGAACCGTCGGTGTACTTGGCGAACTCGGAAGAGAGATCGAAGTCGAGGCGGACCTCGTGGTACTGGAGCGCAATGAGGGGAAGCGCGAGACCGGGGTTGCGGTTGAAGAAGAAGATCAGGGGGAGGAAGATCTGACCGGCATCGGCACCGGGGGTGGTGAGCTTACCCCAAGACGCCTTCTTGGACTCGTCGAGGTAAAGCTCGGAGTACAGGCGCCACCAGCGCTGGTAGTGCTTGTCGATGCGCTGACCACCGATGGAAAGCTCAACATCCTTGATGGCACGCTCGGCAGCGAAGCAGTCGTCATCGGCGGCGCCGGAGATCTCCGCGAGGCCACCCTTGGCCACGAGCTCGACGTACATGTCGCCGACGAGGTCACCGTTACGGGCGACGGTGACGGACACGCGACCGTTGTCAGCGGGGTTACCGTTGACGGTCTGCTCGATGTTCTCCATCGCGAAGTTGGTGTGGCGCTTGTACACAGCCTGGAAGAAAGTTACAGCGGGGTTGCCAGTCAGGTAGACATCCTGGGCACCGTAAGCTACGAGTTGCATGAGACCACCGGCCATTTTGTTTGTTGTACTATACACCAACATTTTTTTTCAGCGCGAAAAAACATGCACCATTTTTCCTGTGTGTACATAAAATGTCGACCACCCCCGAACAAAAAAATGAATCCGAATCTGAATACGAATCCGAATCCGAGGTGGAGACCGAAGCTGAAGCTGAAGCCGGGACCGAAGCTGATGCTGAGACTGAGCTTGACGATGACGATGTAGACATGGACGCGGTTCTCGACGATGACGTAGATGCGGGTAGCGTAATGGTTGAACTCCTCGAGACGGCTCTTATCACCCCCGACGGCGAGACGATCTGCAGCGCTCTTGTCAATATGGGACGGCAACTTGAAATACAAAACAAAATTCTCGTTAAGCTCTTGGCGTCTTTTCAGAAAAATTGAGCTTAGAAAAATGACTCCCTATTATAGAAAATGTCGGAGGGCACTCACTTCATCAGCGAAAATGCTGGGTACGAGGAAGCAAACAGTGCCATGAGGACAAATGAAATTAGGTCCTTCAGTGACGAAGAGATCAAATTCTTCGTGAATGAATTAGAGCAGATGTGGAAGATAAACGAACATAACGACCAATATCTTTCGTATCGTATCGGTTACGACAATTTTTTTACTAAAGACGAGCTGAGTGAAGACGGGTTGCCGACGACTGTGAACATCGAGAAGGTTTGTACAAAATACAAAAACGTCCGTGACGGGCTTTGTGAGTTGTACCATCGGGCTGACATTCTCAACGTGCTGGATTACGAGTGTGAAAACGAAGACATTAAATTTTCCACCAGAATCAATCGCCTGATTGACCAGGTGGACGATGCTTGGCAAATCGTGTTTCGGAACGCTCGCATTTATGATAGAGTGAATAACCCTACATATGTCCCTATTAATCCGGAATCCGACCCATCCCTTTTTCGCGTATCCACTATGTCAAACATTCAAGAGCTATCACCCTTTCAGCAAGCAATTTTACAAACACTCCGTTTCCTGTATGATCACAATACTAAAAGATACAAGGGGCAGTGCTGTACGGAGATAAAGACATTGTCTGGTGCTTCTACGAGGGCCTGGAAGCCCGTGCAAACAATCCAAGAATTTGTCTACAGTGTCGGTAAAAAAGAAATTCACTTCGAGCTGTGGAAGAACTTGACATCCCGTGGGACGGCGCATCGAGACGTGATCACATACTTGTCAAACTGTAACGACATGCAGTTTCCAGACATCATCAAGAATCGAAACGTATGGTCGTTTAACAATGGCATTTTCATAGGTAAAGAATGGAGCGAAAAATTGGGTGCGTATAAGTCGTCGTTTTACACGTACGATTCACCCGAGTTCAAAGCACTTGACCAGACTGTGATGAGTTGTAAGTATTTCGAGCAAGAATTCACCGATTACTCTCATCTCGAGGATTGGTATGATATCCCTACACCACATTTCCAGTCTATTCTCGACTACCAGAATTTCGAAGAGGATGTATGCAAGTGGATTTACGTTCTCGGTGGCCGTCTGTGCTTCGACGTGAACGACATGGACGGGTGGCAAGTGATTCCCTTTTTGAAGGGTGTCGCGCGCTCTGGCAAATCAACCTTAATCACGAAAGTGTTTCGAAAGTTCTATTGTACGGAAGATGTCCGCACACTTTCGAACAATGTCGAGAAGAAGTTCGGTTTATCGTCCATCTACGACGCGTTTATGTTTATCGCCCCCGAGGTTAAGAACGATCTCGCTCTTGAACAGGCTGAATTTCAGTCTATCGTGAGCGGTGAAGACGTTTCTATCGCGGTAAAGCACGAGAAGGCTAAGTCGATCGAATGGACGACACCCGGTATTCTTGGTGGGAATGAGGTGCCTCACTGGAAGGACAATTCTGGTAGTATTCTGCGCCGCATTTTGACTGTCAATTTCGGTAAGCAAGTGAAGAACGCGGACCCCACTCTCGAGACCAAACTTGAAAGTGAACTTCCAATCATTCTTCAAAAATGTGTGCGAGCGTACCTCATCTATTCCCAGAAATACGCGAATAAGGATGTGTGGAACGTCGTACCCGAATACTTCAAAAAGGTGCAGAAGCAAGTCGCGCTCGTGACCAGCCCTCTCGAGAACTTCCTGCAGTCGCACATGGTCAAGTTCGACGAGACTGCGACATGCCCCATGACAGTGTTCCAGGATGCATTTAACAACTTCTGCGTGTCGAGAAACCTTGGTAAGAAGACGATCAATTACGACACATACATCGGACCGTTCAGTCAAAGAGATATCACAGTCGCACTCGATTCGAGACTACACAACGATATGATGTACGACGCACAAGAATTCGTCGTCGGACTGGACGTCGTCGTGTCTCTTAACAATTAAAATGTACGCATAAAATATATGGGTCAATTCAACCATTTCATAAACAATAACGATATACCATCGATTAATGAGGTATTGCGGGCAGAGCCATACTTAACAAACGCCAATAGAAGTGCTCTGCGTCGCGCCCACGTGAGAAACAATGCGACTGCATACAACAAAATATCCAACCTCACACAGGCGA